CATCAGAATCGTCTGTGATACTTTTGTCTGAACTATTGCTTTTTATTGATATTTGTTTTTTAGACGTTTTTGTAATACATAATTTATTTGTTTTAGGTTCGAAAACTTGTTTCCATTTTGAAAAATCCGCATTATATTCATTGCTATTCACCCCTATAATTTTATAATTTTGTTTCTTGTAATATGCTTTTCTTTTTAACCATTGTCTTTGAAATACGTCATGTGAGTCAACAAAATCATAAATAATGGGATGCGAAAATTGATGCTTTGCCCTTAAAATTCTTCCGACTGTCTGAACAATATCAGTTTTAGGTGTGATTAAAAACTCTGCATTTAGCGTTGGAATGTCAAGCCCTTCTTGTGACATCGAAAAACTCGCTAGAATAATCTGTTTCTTTTCTGACCGTTTAAGCTCAGCTTCACTCATTCCTCCAATATAATACCCCACACTGGCTAAATTTTTACAGACAAACTTTTTATATATATAATGTAATATATTCAGATTGTGAGCCATTACGATTGTGTGCGTCTTCTCTAGCGGTTTCACATATTTATTTTCAATATAGTTTTGTTCATATTTTAAAACTTTTTTACAGTTGGGGCATTTTGGCCTCTCTCTTTTAACGCCTTTTGCTTCAATATTTTCCATACAAGGCATACAATATTTAACAGAATCACAACACGTATTGCGGACCAAATAATTATTATTTTTGCCGCAAATTGAACAATGTGGCACGGCCTTGTCCATTTCTAATTTATGTTGGCACACTGTTTCAGAATCTACCTCCTCAACCCGAATAAAGTCGCACAATGTTTTAACAATGAATTCAGTTCTACGATTATATTCGCATAATTTCGAAATCATTGAACTATTTTGCGGTTTTCCACGGAAATCTAAAATAGTGTCGTTAAAATCATCATCGTCAACTTTATATGTCACTTGTCTTACTTCGACAAGAAGTTCGCTTTTATTTTCTGCTTTATAAATTACATTACCTAAAAACATTTTAAATACAGCTGTAGTTCCATCTTTTCTTTCCATTGTTGCCGATAATCCGAGCATGTATTTTGTAACAACCTTAAACAATGAGTTTGAAAATGACTGGCTAGAAATATGATGGACCTCGTCTATAATAGTTAGTCCAAATTGGTCAAATAATGATTGGTCGTAGTCTTTTGAAATCAAACTTTGTAACATGCATAAAACAATGTCTTTATCTTCGACATCAATAATGGGACCCTGAATTTTCCCGATACGAGCTTTAGGTAAAAACTGATGAATTCGCTCTATCCATTGGTTCATCAGAAATTCTTTGTGAACGATGACAAGCGTCTTCTTTTTTAGTTTTGACAAAATATACAATGACCCCGATGTTTTACCCCACGCACAAGGCAACTCCAATAATCCACCACCACATACTGAAGCTGTACAATGATTTATAAATTTACCTACAACTGGTTCCTGATAATCGCGTAACTGTCCGCAAAATTCTACCGCAATATCGGTTCCGTCTGTAACCTTGTACTGTTTAGGCGGACCAAAATTGTCGCTACCGTAATAATGAGGTACATAAAATTTATTTGCTGACTCTCGATAAGCAGGAAACGTTTTCTGGTTATCATTCATAGGAGAACCAATAAGAAATGGTTTAATAGTTAAATCATTTCTTATTTGTTTTTGCTGTTCAATGGTAAGTTCGCTTTTATGTATAGTATAGCCTTTTTGGCCAAGATAGGTATTAAGCTTCATAAGTTGGATTATATTATTTAGTAAAATTTGTTTATATCCTTTTGCTGAAGTTTTTAAAAATTTGACTAAATAAAAATCTATCATTATGATATATGGAAAGTTTCTCTCGCTTATTTAAAAAAGAAAACATGGGTGAGTTAGTATTGATAATATTGCTTGTTGTCTATTTGATTTTAGGATTGAAAACTCCCGAACCTATCGCAAGTATGATTGATTCAATGGGCGGTAAAATTGTTATGTTCGTCATCGTAATCTATCTATTCATGAATGCCCACCCTATATTGGCAGTATTATCATTGCTTGTTGCTTTTGATTTAATTCGCCGATCATCAATGACAACCGGAATAGCTGCTCTTCAAAAATTCGCTCCTTCTGAAGAAAAGAAAATGTCGCAATTCACAGCCTATAACCAATTCCCGTATACTTTAGAACAGGAGGTCGTTTCTAAAATGGCGCCAATTATGAAGTCTGGGTATTCCATTACACCATCATCCTTCAAACCCTTATTAGACGATACACACGATGCGTCGCCGATTAACAAATAAAACAAATAATTATAATTTTATTCAATTTACAATTATTTTACAAGCATTTTAAACATTAGAAGAGAGAAAGCTACGCAAATCCTTTCACCAGCTTTGGAGTATCCCCTGTAACAAAATTATACAAATAACTAGCCCCTATAAAGATGATAAGGAATATAATACAACTTAAGAAAATCTGGATGATTATTTGTGTGACCGGACTTTCTAACATTTTTGACAAATCATATGACGGTGTATTTTTGGCATACTCTACCCCCGTTTCTTCCGTCGATGCGCCGGTTGGATTACACTTTATGTAAATACCCTCTCCAATGCTTACGCTATTTGGACCCGTTGAATTAAAAAATAGCCCGTTACCCATCATAGGTAGCGTAAATGGTTTGATAATTTTTCCGAGAGTAGATAATGTTGAACTGCTTAATGGAATGGAGTCTAACGAACCAAACACAATCCAATCCATATTGTTATTCGAATCTGTGTAACTGAAAAATGGTTTATTTGGCACTATTTTCTGTAATGTAAAATCGCTTATATTTAAGTTGGTAGAATCTCCTTTACTTGGAGCATTGGTAGCAACGCTGTTAATAATTTCTGTTAATAAAACTGATGCCGTGGATGACTCACTCGAGGCTTTCATTGGTATTCCAACGGACAACATTGATCCTCCCTTAACCGGCGCGTGTTCTATACAAATTTCGGCATCCGTTAAAGATCCGTTAAATAAGTGAATTGATGGACTTGTAATGTAGACTTTTGTTACAACGTATTTTTGAGTATTGTATACTACTTGTGGTGAACTGCTATTGTCATATGTTAAACTGATCATAACTCCGTCATTTTTGGCAGTGGTGTTGCTGTCTGAATATGTGAAATTATAGGAACATTTTAGGTCGCATTTACCCTTCACATTATCATTTGTTATATTTATATCTTGCATTCTTATTAATATAACTATATAAATAAAATTATTAATTTATTTAGATATAATAATAAGAATGAATTTAACTAAAGGCAAAATATCAAAACTATACAGCAAAAAAAAGCAAACTCTAAAAAGAAACAAAAATAAACGTGGTCATTCGAGTAGGAGTAAGACCTTTAGAAAAAATAGAAGGGTCAATTTAGCTAGAAAATCGTTGAAACGAGTTCATTTTAAAGCTAATACAGGTGGCCAGCCTACTGATAACACAGAATCGTCTAAAGAGGTGTTGGAACCGCAAACAAACACTCCGGATGGTGAATATACTCCTCCTCGCTTTATCACAAACAGCGATCTTGCCAATGCCAATATAACATCAGGTATGTTTGGAACAAAAATGGGTGGCGCTCTTCCGGATAATATGGATTCGACTAATGAAGAACCACAGCAATCTGCCGATGCGACACCGACTATAACAACGCAACTATCAGCCGATAGTATGCCCTTCGTCCCCTCGATACAAAATGAAAATCTAACTTCGTCTACGGAGGCACCTTCGCCTAACAGCTACGGATCGCTTCAAAACGCAAACTCGGGTGATGGCGCACAAAACGGGTTTGTCGCTGTTAAAGATGTTGCTGAAAGTTTGGCAAATAGTTAAGTATAAACACACAGCCCAGAGTTATAAAATCGCTTAATACACTTTTGACATTTTAATTTATCAATAATGTATATACAAATGGATACGTTTAGCATTCCAGCCCCTGAAAGTGGAAGTACAGTATTTACAAAGAAGATTTGGAAAAAAAACGGAAGTCCACCAATACTAATTCTAGAAGAGGGTTGGACCGAGATTGACCAGGAGGCGTTCTCCGGCGCAAAAAAATTGCTGATGATTCGTATTCCTGCATCTGTAGTTGAGATTAGCGAAAATGCGTTCACGGATGCGACAAAGTTGCATCAAGTAGCATTTGTAGAAAATTCTCAACTTCGTACGATTGGAAACGAAGCGTTCTCTGGCGCGACATCTTTAGAAAGAATTCAGATTCCCGCATCTGTAGAGGAACTGGGACATTCGGCATTTAGTAAAGCATCAAGCTTGAGAGAAGTGACATTTGAAGAAGGTTCTAGGCTCACACAAATTGGAGATGCCTCGTTCGCCTTTACGACATCTTTAAAAAATATTAGCATTCCCGAGGGGGTCGCAAGGATTCGAGATTTCACGTTTTTTGGTGCGACATCTTTGGAAACAATTCATATTCCTCTTGGGGTCACGAATATAGAAAATGGTGCGTTTATTAAAACGCCAATGTTGACAGAAATAGCATTTGAACCTGGTTCTCAAATTTCCCGTATTAATCCTATGGCATTTGACCCACAAAGTGGTTTAACTAGGGTTATTATGGGGGCGCCTGTTCTGGCTCGTTTAAATGCCGCTCGCAGTCTTGTGTCAAATATGCCGCCATTGATTCTTGGTAAAAATAATTTTTATGGCAAGGATGATGTTACCATTGTTTCCATGGCACAACAAATTGCTACAATGCATGACATCGCAAGACAAATGACAAAACAAAAGATGTCAGGCCCACCGGAACACGTGATAAATAAGGTAGGAGAGATGCTTACAGGTATAAAGCCGCAATCTGACGCCGTTGTTGAAGCAGCAAGGCGTAACGGCATTGGCGGTAAAAGAAAAACGAAGAAGCAAAAAATGAAGACGAAGAAAGGAAAATCCAAGCGCCGAAGAACAATGAGCCGCAAATAAATAAATAATATGATAAATTTAATAAAAATATTTATCATACTACATTAACCCCGCGAATATTAAACAAACGGTAAATACTTAATAGTATCATTATCATATACCGTTACTTTATAGGTTTCGTTTGCTCCTTCAATATACACGGTATCACCTGTATAAAGCTTGTCGCATCCATACTCGTTTGTGCAGCTTCTACCCGCTCTAGATACTGGCAATTTTACGTTATTGTGTTGATTACTCGTTGAATAATATTGCCATTTGTCTCTATTCGTAAACAATGGGCGACCCATTAATGGTAATATACTATCCTTACTAGAACTGTTAAGCGGGGTCAATATGCCCATCTGTCTATAAGTAGTGTCTACTGCGCCAATATTTGTGGCAATGTTAATAGGAATCGCCCCCCGCGGAATCCCGTTAAATCCAGGTATAAAATATCGCTCGTCTCTTAATGGCGGCGCATAAGGGTTTAATAGTGGGTCTGATGGTAAATTGGTATATGGCCAACTAGGAATGAGCCCTCCAAACCAACCGCCGCCATTATTCTCTCTTTGTGTATCTTTAATGATAATTTTTTCAGATGGGCTATTATTGACAACAACGCTATTGCGTTGCATGTTATTATAAATTAAATACACGATAATAATCAAACAAACAACTAAAAAAAAGATGGAGTAATTCTCAATACATATCACACCTGGAGGACACCTTTTCATATTATATTATTATAATATTAAAATACACACACCACCCTCTTAATGTTTATGCGTTCCCCATGCCAGCCCCCATTCCACCAGACATTTTTTTAGCCATTTCCATTAGACCTTCAATACCCTTTCCATCAGCATTCATATTCTTCATCATTTCTGACGCCTTAACCGCCATAGGCATCATTTTTTCAATCATAGGTGCCATGGATTCCATTGACTTCGCCAAATCGGCCTGCTGTTGCATCAATCGTTGTGTATCGCCAGTTAAATTTTTAATACCATCGCTACCTAGAATGCTATTTAATTGATCATATGCTCCCTCGATAGTTGCGGCATAATCGATTTTAGAACCACCGTTTTTGGGGCGACCAACCTCAAAATGCTCGTCTGACTTTTTATCGTTAGATGCTCCAACGCCATCTGTAGCGGCGGTAGAATCATCTGGCTTTTTCTCCTTGTCCTCTTCTGAATCCGTCTCCTTTTTGTCTTTACTCTTTTTGTCTTCGCTCTTTTTATCAGTAGTCATGCCTTCGACTCTATAAGAGTAGCCCTTCAAGGACATCAAATTAACGAGCACCAAAGGAACACCTAAAACAATGATCATATTTTTACTAAAGTATCTAACAAGGACCGCAATTATAAGGAACATAACAACATTATTGAGATTTCCCATCATCATATACCCAATCACATTTAAAAGGGCGATGATGGATACAATATTTAATACCAACTTGTTTGAAAGAATTTTAGACACGGTTGAGCTAACTTTCATTTATATATATATAATTTAAAAAAAAATGAATAATTTAAATAATATTAAAGTTAAAATACATTAATAGATAGGATGTGCGCTAATATTGACGCGTTTAATAACAATGGAAACCGCTATAACAGCAACGAATACGAAGACAACGATAATGAATACGATGACAACGCAGAATATTACGATGATTCTGATACCGATGATGATATTATTTACGACCCTGATGAAGCAAGTCAAACACGATATAATATAGTATTATGTGAGCTACATAATCCAAAAATACATGGTATAGACCCAGCATCAAATGTAAGCCATCACTATCTAGTTGATTGTAGATTTAAAGAATTAAATATGGAAATAATTAATGCGAACGCGAGTATAATAACAAATGTATACTCGCGTTTAATAACCACTCGCGACTCACGCACAAACAATCACCCTATATATAAAAACTATACCAATATTGTAGCACGGAACACCTATATAAAACCCGAGATTGCCGAATGTATGTATTTGGAAACGCAGGAATGCGTCGCGGTTTTAAAAACAGTTTGGATCCGATTAATACAGCGAACGTGGAAGAATGTTATGCGAAAAAGAGCGGATGTAATACAAAAAAGGACCAATCCACGAGCGCTATATAATAGGCAAATTACGGGTAACTGGCCTAGCGAATGCGCAATTTATCCGGGATTAAGAGGGATGCTCTCACCGATTAAAAATTAGAGGACCTTGACTTAGACGACCTCTTCCTACGCGTGCTACTTGAAATGCTTCTTCTCTTTGACTTTTGTTTATAAATAAACCCTCCCTTTTGCTTTCGTCTATTTTTTTTTGTTCTTTTACCTCCAAACACCTTTCCGTTTTTATAAACAGGACTTACAATTCGCACTACATCTTCAGGTGTGCGTGCGGCTCGAAGCGCCTCTAAGGCCGCTTGATACTTATTGTCGCCTTGGTAGCCGCTTTGTCTCAATTGTTCGATCTTTGCGTTTAATTGTACTCTTAACGCATCTAAGGTGCGCGTTGTACCCTGAATTGTTATGGGTGTGTTTCCCGGCAATCCCGCTTGCTGAGCCTGTGGCGGGCCTAGTCCTTGTTGTGCCGGAGCCTGTCCTTGTATTACGCGAGCAATATTTCCAATAGAGAGTTCAATTTCCGCAATCTCATTCGTAATCTCATCGGGATTGGGTTCGTTCATAATTAATTCCTGTAATTTTGCTACAGTATCATTAATTACACCAGTTGCGGCGGCAATTCTGTTGATTAAATCTTCATTTTTAGCCTGTAAAGCGGTCATCTGAGCGGTTAACGCGGCAATTTGCGCCTGACCGTCTTGTTCCTTCTTATTTATGGTTTCAACGTGTGCCGCAACTTCAGCCGTTTTGTCTTGCAACTGTTTTTGTAAATCCTGTAAATTAGCTTCCAACTCATTTATTCTTGCCGTTAATTTGTCTTGTTGTTCTTTATTCGCCTTTGCTTGGTTTTCTAATTGTTGTCTGGATGCTTCACCCTGTTTTTCTAGCTCTTGCGCGTGTTGTGCCTGTAAGTCACCCCTTCCGGCTAGTTCAGTATTCAACGCCTCAAGTTGTTTTTGTATCTCGGCATTTTTTGCGGTTAACTCTCGAAGTTGTGCCTCATACGCGTTTATTTTTGCTTGGGTCTCCTGTCCTTGTTGTGCAAGCTGTTGTTGGGCTTGCGCAAGTTGATCTGTTAATTGTTTCTTTTGTTCTTCTAAACCGGTCACCTGTTGCGTTGCGCGCGCGATTTCGTCCTCCTTGCCTTTTACATTGGCCGCATTATTATTCACTTGTCCTTGAAGTCCGTCTACCATCAATTTAAACTGAGTTATCTGATTCGCAAGTGCCGCGATTTTGTCTTTAATCCCTTTCAATGATGTAACTAATGTTGTGTTAAACCTCGTCTTATCAGCGGATTTCTGTTCTAATCGCGTCTTCAATCCGTTAAGTTTATCAATGCTTAATTGGAATTCTTCTAAAAATTTGTCAGCCATATATTATATAAACGTATAATAAATTTACATAATAGTTATGAAAATTTATCGAGATTGTAAAATTTATTGATGGATTATATTTTTTTGTGTAATTCATTGGCGATATGATTGGTGTCCGTTGTTAATGAATCGAGTCCCCGCTTAATCTGTTTCACTTCGCGAAGCAATTTTGATTGCTCAACTCTCGCATCCTCTATATTATTTACACTGAGCTCTCCAGAAGACGCGAGGTCCTCTACATATTCGTTAAGCATTGTTATTGCTTTAATTTGATCCTGCTTCTGCGCAACAATAACGTTATAATACTTGACATAATCCTCCTTGACAGAGCTCAAAAACTCGTTCGTTTTTGTTACTGTTTTGAGTTTTTTTTGTTTGTCAATTAAAGATTGCTTTTTTAACTCGATTAACGCCTGTATTTTCATAAATTGGTCTTCATTCGCTAAATGATCGCCTATTTCTATTCTGTAGTTCATACTTAAATTTACTTGTTATTTTATTATTTGCTAAAAATTTTAAAATCTTTTATATATATTATTTAGGATGTCAAAAACCCAACAAGAACCTTTGTTGGCACCAGACGATAATAGATTTGTTATGTTTCCAATCAGATACAATGACATCTGGGAAATGTATAAAAAACAAGT